CAGATGATAGAAAAGAACAATATGATGATATTGCGACCATGGATGACAAGGTTATTGTTGCCACTTACGGTGTTGCTGCTGTTGGCATCAACATTCCTCGTGTTTTTAACCTTGTGCTTATTGAGCCTGGCAAGAGTTTTGTCAGGGTCATCCAGAGTATCGGGCGCGGTATCCGTAAAGCGGAAGATAAAGATTTCGTCCAAATATGGGACATAACAAGTACATGTAAGTTTGCCAAGCGGCATTTAACTAAAAGAAAGCAATTTTACAAGGAGGCTAACTACCCATTCGTTGTTGAAAAGACCGATTGGCAGTAATTTATGTATATACTAACCTTAGAAAACACAGCGTATGAGATGAATGAGATACCAGATGAGGTCGAGGATCTACGATTCGCTATCTTGGACAACAGTGATCCAAAGAATCCCGACTACTTCTTTATTCCGTTGATCTTTTTAGAAAGTTTTAATAGCCCTGCGTTGGTTCTTAACATTGGCGGCAACCTAGTTAAAATGCCTGTGGATTGGCAGATACTCATCGGTGAACCAGACTTTGGTGACTTAGAGGTTATCCCATTAACAAGTATTAACGATCGCGGGTTTAGCGTGTTCTGTTTCAATCCCTTAGACAGCTTTAAACCAGAGTTCCATCCCATAGAAATCGTGGACATCTATCAGGATGTCAAATGGTATTTTCCCAAACTGCGTCCAGGGCAGATGCTGGCAGTGCCAATCAATGATAAACCACATCCACTGTGTGCTTACTTTGTCAAAGACATCAGTCGGCAGAGTGAGGTGGTGGACTACGGTAAAATATGGTAAAGAAAGGATTAACGATGTGGAGACTTTGGGCTAAGGCTCTCGGACAAAAAGAAGGTATCACGGACAGTGAAGCAGACGTAGTAGCCGCAGTTAGGACAGCGATAGTAGCACTATATATCGTCACTAACCTGTTTATTATAGCAGGTATCATGAGGCATTGGAATGGGTAATCTAAAACCGGGCGCTACCTACGTATATGAAAGCTCAGACAGCGGTGAAACAGTCTATGCCCGAGAGATGGGTGCACCGCCAGAATCTCGCATAATGATTGGACAAAGCTGGCTGGCTAAACAACAGATAGAAAAGCGTATGTGGGCGGAAATATATGATAAACGTACTCAAAATACAGCTTTACAACATGCGGTGGAAGAATGTATAATTATATATAAGCTCTCAGAGGACTATAAAGATGTTTAATCCACTACAATTTAAAAAGAAAAAGAAACGAGCAGTCAATCCTGATGCTCCACCTCGTCCAAACTTGCTCAGCCAAGATAAGAAACTACGCGAAACTACACAGGCATTCGCTAAATTACACGACCTAGTGGCCAAACAACAGGCTGCTTTAGATGACCTACAATCTAAATATAACCGTATGCAACAGAGTGTAGATCAAGTGCTAAACTATCTAAGGAAGGGTAGATGAGCAGTAGCTTAGAAATCAAATATGAGATGCAGGCATACGATCGCAAGGATCGTGCTTATTATGATAACTTTACAGACGAAGATCGTAAGAAGTTTAGTACATATCTAATGTTGAAATATGGTGCTAATGTCGGCGGTGGTGCAGACATGCAGGCCTACTACCTAATGGCTACCAATGAACGTGTAAACAAACATTTCTTTGATCTAGGCAGTAAACACACTAAACTACAATGGTTAACCTGCACCACAGTTAGTCCAATGATGGGCGCACAGTTCCACTATTGGCTTAATGCTAAAAAGAAAGAGGGGGATAACAAAAGTCAAAAGTTCTTGGCCAAGTTATATCCTAATATGAAATCTGATGAAATAGACCTAATGGTAAAAATTAACGACTCCAAAGATATTAAAAAATTAGCTCAAACGTTGGGGATTGAAGATAAAGATATTAAAAAGGAATTGGGTTGAGTAAGTTACTGATCAATGGATGTAGCTATACTGTTAATTGGAATCAAACCTGCAGAGAATTTGGTAAAAAATTAAATTTTGAAACGACTATAAATTTAAGTTTAAGCGGCAGTTCAAACGACAGAATATTTAGATCTACATTAGAATATATTTTTAAAAATAAAGTTGATTTTGTTATACTAGCTCTGACGTTTTGGGATCGACAAGAAGCACCTTGGGCAAAAGAAGGCATCTGGACTGACTATTCATCAAAAGGTATTATGCGCCCAAGTGACGTAGCATCATCAGACATATATGATAGTTATATTCAAGATAGATTTCGTTACGATATAGACAACAATTACATAGATAAATTATTGAATAACATTATTACATTTAGTGGTTGGTTGGATTCACAGAATATTAAGTATTTGATATTTTCAAGTCCGGGCGGACACTACACAGAAACTGGATTATTATTCAACCATCACGAAAATACATTTGAAAAGTTAGACTACGTAAGAAAAAATCCCAGGCTACTTGATGGTGGCGATTGGTCCAGTAATCGTTACATGGCAGATAATGGTGGAGTCGGCGAAGAAAGAGACCTAGAGCCAAATATAAAGCATTATAATGCAGATAGCTTTAACATATTAAACAGATTTATTATTGACTATGTTAAGCAACATAATTTACTATGATAGATGAGATTTTAAATACCTGGCAAGAAGGACAAGATCTGGTAGAAATGAAATTAGGACCGAGTTATAAGTGCAAGTATTGTAACAAAGAGTTCCGTAAGGAGTCAACCCTTGCGGCGCATCTATGCGAAGAAAAACGACGGTGGCAGGAAGAAAAAGAAACTGGAGTGCAGTTTGGTCTACAAGCATACCTCCGTTTCTATGAACTAACACAGGGTTCGGCTAAGATGAAGTCATATGGTGATTTCGTAGCTAGTCCTTATTATCGTGCGTTCGTCAAGTTTGGCCGTCACATGGTAGGCATACGTGCTGTCAATCCAAAGATGTTCATTGATTATGTAATCAAAGAAAACAAAAAACTCGATCATTGGTGTCACGAGAAAGTCTACTTAGAATATCTAAAACAATATATGCGTAAAGAAGCAGTCCAAGATGCTCTTGAACGTGCCCTAAAGGAGATGCAGGATTATGCAGACGAACATGGAGAATTTAAAAATGGATTTAGTGATTATTTTAGGTTTGGCAATCCTAATCGCGTGTGTCATCACATCGCTAATGGTAGGGTTAGCCCTTGGATTGTTTTTAATTGCGATACCGGTGTTGACTTTCTTGATGCTCTTAACGATGATCAAATTGGTCTTATTCTTCCTTGGATAGATCCGGAATATTGGCAACGAAAATTCCAAGACTATGTGGCGGACACTGAATGGATGAAACAGATATTGAAGGAGGCGAACCTATGATCGCTGATGAACTACGAGAGTTATTTGATGGAATAAAAGGTGAACTGATGTTGCTGAGGACAGACGTGACTTTAATCAATTATGATCTAACACAGATTAGAGAACAATTAGATAGGATTGAGAATAGTAAACAGCAATCAGAAGAAAGTATTGGATTCGCACCAGGTACTCCACCCCCAACATTTAAACCACCGGAATACCTATGAAATTTAAAAGTGATATCGACATAGACTTTGCAGATCGTCAACAGGTATTAGACTTGTTAAACGTCACGCCAGCTAGTATCATCCGTGACGGTAAGTTAGTTCGTCACAACACAGGTGTGTATGCTACAGATATACCCGTGGATCCTTTTGTAGGATCGGCGAGTTTGGACTACAACGTTGCTGAAGATCGTGGATATATGAAACTAGACTTATTAAACGTTCATGTCTACAAACAGGTTAAGAGTGAAGAACACTTAGTCAAACTCATGCAAGAGCCCGATTGGACCAAGTTATATGACACGTCAATATGTGCGCAGTTAATCCATATCAACAATCACTATGATACCTTGCTTAAAATGCCAGAGCCTGTGGACAGTATTCCCCGCTTGGCTATGTTCCTAGCAGTGATCCGTCCAGGAAAACGACACCTAATAGGTCAAACTTGGAAAGATGTTGCGGCTACTGTTTGGGATAAGGTCGAAGGTGAATATAGTTTTAAGAAAGCACATGCGATCGCCTATGCTCAATTAGTAGTGGTAAATCTTAACTTACTTTGCGAATCAGTGTAATACTGCGACGTTTACTGCGTTTCTGTGATATTTCTTTAAGACTAATGTAAGGACCATGTTTAATTTCCACGTCTTTGCTGTTGAATGTTTTCAAACAAACTCTAAACTCTACCCAATCCTGCTTTAGAAACACGTTAATGGGCACTAGTCTATTGCTTTCCCACCACCATTGATCTGCTAGTTCTAAGTATGCTGTCTTCTGTGCTAGAGTGCGCAGAGCCGCATAGTCGTAGATAGTGGTGATGATTTCATCTGAATTCTGTATGATACCAATATAATCGTTACCGCCATAGGTTATATAACTGATAAACGGGTATTGGTCTAATAGTGTCTTGTAACTGTCTTCCATTGAGATGCGATAAATACCTTATAAGAGATCGAGACCAAAAGTGCCTACAATCACAAGTTATTTATATCTTCAAAAAGTCAACATAGAAGTTTTGGACTTCTCTGATCCCACATTAAAAACGAGGAACCGACCCGTGTATGCACGCCCAATAAAAGTTTATCAAGGCATAGATAATCCTATGCAGTTAATAGTTAAGAATCAGGACCAAAAACCCGCAAATCTGGTAGGTTACAGTGTGCGTATCGACATACAGGATCCTGAAAATCAACTGACTGCCTACAGCTTCACTGCTAATGCCAGCAGTGCTTATAGTAATCTAGCAGCAGGAACTACCACGGTGCTGTTTACAGCCAACGTGGTCAACAGCCTAGATCAGAGATTTTACAAACTAACCACGAGATTGATCAAAACATCAGACAATACAGAAACTCCTCTATATATGGACGACAACTACAGTGTGCCTTTGGATCTAGAAGTGTTACCAGCGTACTACTCAAGCACAGTCGCGGTTGAAAATCTAGGTGAAACTATCATTGACCCGGGACTACTACCTTAATGGCTATTACCTACTCTAACATTCAGGTTACCAAAGTATTAACACTGCGTGGTAATACCATACAGAACAATCGCTACACGGGCTTGCCTGGTGAGCTGACAGTCGACACTGAAGCAAAGACTATCCGTATACACGATGGCGTCACACCTGGCGGCAATACGGTCCAGGGCGGTGGCAGTGGTACCAGCTACGGTAACAGTAACGTTGCGGCTTATTTAACAAACCCATCAACTACACTGTCATCTTTGAACGTTACTACAGCAGGCATAGCACAGATAAATGGCACTAATCCAGGTAGCGAATTAGTAATTCAAACAGGTGGCTTAAACAACTTTAATTTTAGAAGTTCGGGTAATTTAGAAGTACCTGGTAGCATTATACCAACAGCTAACGTAGCATATACGTTAGGCAATATCACACATCAATGGCGAGATTTGTTTGTCAGCAACAATACGATTTATGTAGGTGGAGTTCCGCTGAGTATCGATGCTACGGGTAATCTAACTGTCAATGGCAACATTATTCCTACCATAGCATACGTTAATGCGCAAGTAGCCAACGTAACAGTTGATCTAAGTTCATATGCCCTAAATGCAAACGTCTCAGCGGCCAACGTTGGTATTATTGGCTACATTGATCAAGCAAACACAATACAAAGTGCGCAACTTACATCTGCCAACTTAGGTATCATTGGCTACATAGACCAAGCCAACACAATTCAGTCAGCACAAGTCAATGCGGCTAACTTAGCCATCACAGCAGCCAATGTAGGAATGAAGGGTTACGTTGATGCTAGCATTGGTAATATCGCACCTGCATACAGCAACGCAAACGTAGCCAGTTACCTACCAACATATGATGGCAATATTGCGGCTAACATTAGCAAAGCAGGCTACACCTGGACCTTTGGCACAGATGCTGTCCTAACTTTACCTTCGGGCGC